ATGGCGAAACGCAAAAACATCGATTGGGCAGCGATTGAGGCCGCTTTTCGGGCCGGAAAGCTGTCAAATCGCCAGATTGCAGAGCGTTTCGAGGTGTCGGAAAGCGCCATCCGGAGCCGCGCGAACAAGGAAAAATGGGTGCGCACTGCGCACGAAAGTGCGCACCAGAGTGCGCACTTGCCGGTGCAGGAAATCCTCCCGCCCATCGACCAGATGGTGCGGCCGATGCACCCCGCCGAGCGCCGGGAGCACGTCGAGCACGCCCGTGACATCGCCGGGCAGATGCTGGATGAGTTGGACACGGTCACGTCGCGCGTCGGCGAGCTGGAGCAGCTGATCGAGGCCGAGACTGCCGACGACAAGGACGGTCGGCGCCGTGCCGCGATGATGAAGGCCATCTCCCTGCCGGCCCGGTCCATGACGCTGAAGACCATCGTGCAGGCTCTGGCGGTCGCGAAGGAGGTTGCCGGCGTCGGCATCGGCGGCGGCAAGAAGGAAGAGGCCAAGGCCAAGGCGCAGGAAGCCGCCAAGCCCGGCAACAAGTTCGCTCCCCCGGCGCCGCCGCGCCTCGCCGTCGACAACACGAAGGGCTGACGCATGCAGTGGACCACCGCATGCCCCGACTGGGAACGGCGCATCGTCGCTGGGGAGTCACTGGTCCCGTGCCCGCCGTTGTTTTCGGCGGAAGCCGAGGCGGCGCTGAAGATCTTCCGTGCGTTGAAGCTCGTCGACGTTCCCGGCAACCCGACGATGGAAGAGGCGTGCCGGCAATTCGTGTTCGACTTCGTCGGCGCGGTGTTCGGCGCCTATGACGCGCATACCGGCCGGCGGCTGATCAACGAGTTCTTCCTGCTGATCAGCAAGAAGAACAGCAAGTCGACCACTGCGGCCGGCATCATGGTCACGGCGCTGCTGCGCAACTGGCGGCAGAATGCCGAGTTCATCATCATCGCGCCGACCATCAAGATCGCCCAGAACTCGGCCGACCCGGCGATGGCCATGATCGGTGCCGATCCGGAGCTGTTCGAGATCCTCAAGCCGATCCCGCACCTCAAGACCATCGAGCATCGGACGACCGGGGCGACGCTGAAGATCCTGGCGGCCGACAGCGACGTCGTCACCGGCAACAAGGCCACCGGGGTGCTGATCGACGAGTTGCACGTCTTCGGCACGCGGGCGAATGCCGAGGCGATGCTGCGCGAGGCCCGTGGCGGGCTGACCAGCCGGCCGGAGGGCTTCGTCATCGCCCTGTCCACCCAGGGGGAGGAGCCGCCGGCCGGCGTCTTCAAGCAGTGGCTGGCCCGCTTCCGCGACATCCGCGACGGCAAGCTGACCGCTCCGAAGTCGCTGGGGGTGCTCTACGAGTTCCCCAAAGCGATGCTGGAGGCCAAGGCGCATCTCCGGCCGGAAAACTTCTACGTCACCAACCCCAACATGGGGGCATCGGTCGACGAGGAGTTCCTGCTCGATGAGTATGCCAAGGCGCAACTGGGCGGCGAGGGCTCCGTCCGCGGCTTCCTGTCGAAGCACCTGAACGTCGAAGTCGGCTTGAACATGGGGTCCGACCGCTGGGCCGGCGCCGATTTCTGGGAGGTCTGCGGCGAAGAGGGGCTGACGCTGGAGGCGATCCTCGCCCGCTGCGAGGTGGTGGTGGTCGGCATCGACGGCGGTGGACTGGACGACCTGCTGGGTTTGGCCGTGCTGGGGCGCTGCCGTGAAACCCGGCGCTGGCTGATGTGGCACCGCGCCTGGGCGCACCGGATCGTGCTGGAGCGCCGCAAGGAGATCGCCCCGCGCCTGCTCGACTTCGAGAAGGACGGCGACCTGACCATCGTCGACGATCCCGCCCAGGCGGTGGTCGAACTGGCAGACGTCGTCATGCAGGTGGAGCAGGCCGAGTTGCTGGCCGAACAGGGTATCGGTGTCGATGCCGCCGGCATCGGCGAGATCGTCGACGAGCTGACCGGACGCGGCATCGCGCTGGAGCGGATCATCGGCATCAGCCAGGGCTGGAAGCTGAACGGCGCCATCAAGACGGCCGAGCGCCGGCTGGCGTCGAAGACCGCGGCGCATGGCGGCCGGCCGATGATGGCGTGGTGCGTCGGCAACGCCCGCGTCGTCCAACAGGGCAACGCCATCTCGATCACCAAGCAGGTTAGCGGCTCGGCGAAGATCGACCCGCTGATGAGCTGCTTCAACGCCGTGGCGCTGATGGCGACCAATCCGGCAGCCCGCGGACCGTCGGTCTATGCGACCCGCGGCCTGCTGATCATGTGAGGCGCCGATGGGCCTGTTCGATTTCTTCCGCGGCGGCCGGGCGCAGGGCGGCCAGCGGCCCCAGGCGAGCGGCGGGCAGCTCTTCACCGGCCTGGACGACCCGTCCCTGCTGGAGTTCCTGCGCACGGGAGCCTTGTCGGGCACCACCGTGTCGGTCGACGAAGCGCTGCGCAACTCGGCCGTCTTCCGCTGCGTCGATCTGGTGTCGAGCAGCATCGGCATGCTGCCGGTCTTCCTCATGCGCCGGGAAGCTGGCTCCGTCGTGAAGAACGAGGCTCACCCGCTGTTCGACCTGCTCGCCTACCAGCCGAACAGCTGGCAGACGGCGTTCGAGTTCAAGCAGCTCATGCAGACCTGGGTGCTGGTCCACGGCAACGCCTACGCCATCATCGTGCGCACCGGCGCCAAGATCACACAGTTCATCCCGGTCGACCCCTGCCGCGTCATGGTGCGGCAGATGCCGGACCTGACCGTGCGCTACGAGATCACCCGCGCCGACGGCTCGCTCGGCTATTACGCCGCCCGCGACGTTCTGCATCTGCGCGGCCTGTCGCTGAACGGCCTGACCGGTCTGTCCCGTGTCCAGAAGGCAGCCGAGACGATCTCGCTCGCGCTCCAGTCCGGCCGCGCCGCCGAGCGCATCTTCCGCAACGGCATGATGGTCGGCGGCAACCTGAAGCACCCCGGCAAGCTCGGTCCCGAGGGCAAGCAGTTCCTCCGCGAGTCGTTGAACGAGATCCACGCCGGTCCGGAGAATGCCGGGAAGTGGATCATCACCGAGGAGGGGATGGAGGCGAAGCCCTTCGCCAGTACCGCCAAGGACGGCCAGCTGGTCGAGACCCGCGCCTCGCTGGTCGAGGAGATCGCCCGCGTCTTCGGCGTCCCGCGTCCGCTGATGGGGGTGGATGACACCTCCTGGGGCTCGGGCATCGAACAGTTGAGCATCCTCTTCGTCCGCTACGGCCTGGCGCCTTGGTTTCAGGCCTGGGAGCAGGCGATCACCCGGTCCTGCATCCCTCTGGCGGATCGCGGGACCCTTTTCCCCGACTTCGACGAGACCGAGCTGCTGCGCGGCACGCTGAAGGATCAGGCCGAGTTCTTCGCCAAGGCGCTCGGCGCCGGCGGGCAGCGGCCATGGATGGAAGTCAACGAGGTCCGCGAGTCGGTCGGCCTGGGAGCGCACCCCGACGGCGGCGGCCTCATCAGCGCAGGAGAACCCCGCAATGTCGCTCCGTAACCTGCCGGCCGCCCGGGCCTTCGAACGTCCCGAGGGCCTGCATTGGGACCCGCCGTCCGATGCCCTTGAGCGCTGGGCCGCCACCGCCGCCATGGCGGAGGCGCCCGGCACCATCGGGATCATGGACGTCATCGGCACGGACAGCTGGACCGGCGAGGGGGTGACGGCCAAGCGCATCTCCGGTGCGCTGCGCTCCATCGGGGACAGGCCGGTGACGGTCAGCATCAACAGCCCCGGCGGCGACATGTTCGAGGGGCTGGCGATCTACAACCTCCTGCGCGAACACCCGGCCGAGGTGACGGTCAAGGTGATGGGGCTGGCGGCTTCGGCGGCCTCCATCGTCGCCATGGCCGGCGACCGGATCGAGGTGGGGCTCGGCTCCTTCCTGATGATCCACAACGCCTGGGGGGCCGTGGTCGGCAACCGCCATGACTGGCGCGCCGCCGCCGACATCTTCGAGCAGTACGACGCGGCCATGGCCGACATCTATGCCGCCCGCACCGGCCAGCCGGTGAAGGACGTGGCGAAGATGATGGACGCCGAGACCTTCATGCGGGCGTCGGAGGCGGTCGACAAGGGCTTCGCCGACGCCACCTTCAACGATCCCGCCCCCTCTTCCGACGGCGCTTCCGCGCGGGCCGACCAGTCCGCCCGGCGCCGTCTCGACGCCCTTCTCGCCCAGAACGGCATGCCGCGATCCGAGCGGCGCCGCCTGATGCGTGAAGCCCTCGGCACGCCGGGCGCTGCCGAGTCTCCCGCCACGCTCCGCGCTGGCTTCGATCCCGCCGCAGCCTTGCGGCTTCTCGAAACCATTCGTTCCTGAAAGGACGACCATGAAGATGCAGACCGCCCGCAAGTTCCGCGGGATCGCATCGGTGCGCGCGGACGCGGCCGATGCCAACACCATCCTGGCCAACCTCCAGCAGGCCTTCGCCGCGTTCAAGGCCGAGCACGGCGAGCAGATCAAGGAGGTGAAGAAGGGCTTCGACGATGTGGTGAAGGCCGAGAAGGTCGAGCGCATCAACACCGCCGTCACCGAGCTGCAGTCGGCGCTGGACCAGACCAACGCCCAGCTTGCCGCCCTGAAGCTGAACGGCACCGGCGGCAACGACAACGACCCGGCCCGCGCCGAGCATGCCCAGGCCTTCAACCAGTTCTTCCGCAAGGGCGCCGAGGCCAACCTGCGCGACCTGGAGGTGAAGGCGAAGCTGACCACCCAGTCCGACCCGGACGGCGGCTACGTCGTGCCGACGCAGATGGAGAGCGCCATCGACCGGGTGCTCGGCACCATGTCGACGATGCGCTCTCTCGCCACCGTCCGCCCCATCGGCGCCGCCACCTACAAGAAGCTGGTGAATGTCGGCGGCGCCACCAGCGGCTGGGTGGGCGAGAACAGCGGCCGGCCCGAGACCGCCACGCCCCGGCTGATCGGTCTGGAATTCGGCATGAAGGAACTGTACGCCCAGCCGGGCGCCACCCAGACCATGCTCGACGACGCCGGCATGAACATCGAGCAGTGGCTGGCCGACGAGGTGTCCATCGAGTTCGCCGAGCAGGAGGGCGCCGCCCACATCAGCGGCAACGGCGTCGACGAGCCGCGCGGCCTGCTGTCCTACGACATGGTGGCGAACGCCAACTATGCCTGGGGCAAGCTCGGCTTCGTCGTGTCGGGCAAGGCGGACGGCTTGGCCGCCACCAACCCGTCGGATACCTTCCTGGACCTGATCTATGCGCTGAAGCGCGGCTATCGCCAGAACGCGTCCTGGCTGATGAACGACGCCACGGTCGGCAAGATCCGCAAGTTCAAGGACGGCCAGGGCAACTACCTGTGGCAGCCGTCGGTGCTGGCCGGCGAACCGGCGTCCTTCATGGGCTACCCGGTGGCGGACGACGACAACATGCCGGACGTCGCCGCCAACGCCGTCCCCATCGCCTTCGGCGACTTCAAGCGCGGCTACCTGATCCTGGACCGCATCGGCGTGAGGGTGCTGCGCGACCCCTTCACCAGCAAGCCGAACATCCTGTTCTACACCACCAAGCGCACCGGCGGCGGGGTGCAGAACTTCGAAGCCATGAAGCTGATGAAGATCTCCGCCTGATCCCTGGCCGAAGGAGGGCCATTCCATGCGCGACCTGATGAACAGCATCGCCCCGAAGCGGGCGATTTCCCCGGCGGCTGCCGTCGCCGACAACACCCCCATCGTCTCCCAGATCGTCGACGTGCTGGGCTACGGCAGCCTGACGTTCCTGATCCTGACCGGCGCCCTGGCCGACGCCGACGCCACCTTCACCGTGCTGGTGGAGCATGGCAACGCCGCCAACCTGTCCGACGCCGCCGCGGTGCCGGATGTCGACCTGCTGGGCACCGAGGCGCTGGCGAGCTTCACCTTCGCCGACGACGACAAGGTGTTCAAGATCGGCTACGTCGGCATCAAGCGCTACGTGCGCCTGACCGTGACGCCGGCCGGCAACAGCGGCAACGCCTTCGTCTCGGCGGTGGCGCTGCTGGGCCACCCGGCGATGTTCCCCACCGCCAACCCGCCGGCCTGAACAGGATGAGGGGGCGGCAGCGCCCCCTCGCTCCGGAGTGCTCCGCATGTCCGTTGTGACCCTGGATGAGGCAAAGGCCCATCTGCGCGTTGACGGCGCCGACGAGGACGCCGACATCGCGCTGAAGCTGGCGGCGGCCGAGGATGCCGCCGTGCAGCACCTCAACCGGCCGGTGCCCTGGACGGATGCCGACGGCGCCGCGGTGCCGATCCCGCCGTCGGTGAAGGTTGCCATCCTGCTGATCCTGGGCGACCTCTACGCCGTCCGCGAGGGCGCCGTCGTCGGCGCCACCCACGCCGTCAACCCGACGGTCGAGCGGCTGCTCGCCCCCTACCGCAGGATCGCATTCGCATGAAGCCGCTGCTGATCCTGGGCTATGCCGCCTGCCTGTTCGACGATCTGGCGGCGCTGGGTCCGCTGAACTGTGACGTGATGGCCGTCAACCGGGCCGGTCTGGTGGTGGGTGCGCTGGACCATTGGGTGTCGCTCCACCCTGATCAGCTGGCCGGCTTCGCCGCTGCGCGTTCCGCCCGCGGACTCGTCGGCGGCTTCATCACCTGGGCGCCCGATCCGGGCCCCGGCATCGACCGGGTGACGACGGACGTCGAGCGCTTCGGCACCTCCAGCCTATATGCCATCCGGATCGCCCTGCACAAGCTGGGATACCGGCGGGTGATCCTGGCCGGCGTGCCGCTGGACGATGCCCAGCCCTATGCCGACGGCTCGCCGATCCCGCGGCACTTGGGCGGGCACCGTGTCGCTTGGCACCATGCCGTGCCGGAGATGGACGGCCGGGTGCGCTCGCTGTCGGGCTGGACCCGTTCTCTGCTGGGCGCTCCGTCGCCCGCATGGTGGGCGGCATGATCGGGGCCGGCGAACTGGACCAGCGCGTGACGCTGCAGCGACCTGACAGTGCGCCAGACGGGCGCGGCGGCGTCACGAAGGGTTGGTCCGACATCGCCACCGTCTGGGCGAGGGTCCGGCCGATCTCGGGACGGGAACGCGCCGCCGCCGGCCAGATCGAAGCGGCAGCGACCTATCGCGTCACCATCCGCCGGCGGACCGACATCACCGCCGACTGCCGGATCGTCTGGCAGGGCATCGTGATGAACATCCGCTCTGTGCCGGCCAGCGGATCGCGCGCGATGTGGACCGTCATCGACTGCGAAGCCGGCGTTCCGACCTGACCGGAGACCATCCATGGCCCGTCAACGCAGCCGCGTCAAAGGCGCGGCGAAGCTTCAGCGCGTCCTGCGCCAGCTGCCGGACGAGGTGACCGGCGAGGTGAAGGAGGCGGTTGCCGAGAGCGCCTTTGCCGTCTTCGCCGACGCCTACCGGGCGATGCCCAAGCCGGGCGCCGGGCACCCCTATGCCGACGGCACGCTGATGCGGAAGTTCCAGGTGAAGTTCTCCAAGGGCGGCTTGGCCGCGCGCATCGGGTCCTGGGGCAAAGGTCGCGCCGCCCACATCCATCTTGTCGAGTTCGGCGCCGCGCCGCACGACATCCCGATGCCCGACGGCGGTATGATCCACCATCCCGGCGCTCCGGCGCAGCCCTTCCTCTTCCCAGCCTACGAGGCCAACCGCAACGGGGCGATCAAGCGGGTGCGGGTTGCGGTCAACCGCGCGCTGGGGCGGGTGGTCGCCGCCGGGAAGGGGCCGGAATGAGCGCCGCCGCCGACACCCTGCAGGCGGCGCTTTATGCCCGCCTGTCCGCCGCCCTGGCGCCAGTGCCGGTCCTCGACGGCGCCCCGGCCGGCCAGCCCTATCCCTACGCCACCATCGGCGACGTCAGCGCCTCGGCCGGTCCGCTGGTCGATGTAGAGACCGAAGAGCATCTGGTCACGGTCCATGTCTGGTCCGACCAGGGCGGCTATGCCCAGACCAACACGCTGCTGGCCGCCATCAAGACGGCCCTGCACGACCGCCCGCTGACCGTCGCCGGCTTCGATCCGGTGCGCCCGGTCTACCGGAGTTCCACCGCTTTCACCCAACCCGACGGCGTCATCCGCCACGGGGTCATTCAGTTCCGGGCGCTGACCGTTCGCCCGTGATCCCGGCGGCACCGCCGTCATCCACCCACAATGAGGGCTACCATGAGCGTCCAATCCACGATTGGCACGAAGCTGTATGTCGGCACCAAGGCGAGCAGCCTGACCGCCGACACCTACCTGCGCGTCGGCAAGGTGGAGAACTTCGGCGAGTTCGGCGACGAGGCCGAGGTCATCAAG